CAAATAAAATCAAAGTTTCTCCAGTTCTTGGCGAGGTATTCGTGGGCATCACCAACCACAATTGTGTCATTAGGAAAAAAATGTTGATACACATTTGCGATTTCTTCATTGTATTCCACCGCTGTCACATCAACATTTTCCCAATATTTCCTATTCCCACCTATACCAGCATATAGATTTAATACTCTCACCAATTTTATAACTTTATTGAAATATAAGTTCCTTTATACCATCCAAACATTTGGTCACTAAACTCTGTAACCATATTAAAATCATCCATATTGATTTCCATTTCAACGAAATCCATTTCATTTGGAAATCTAACAAATCTTTTTACCATTATTCAAATGTTTCTATTTTAGCGTAAATCTGTTTAAGTTCAGTCCAGTTACCTTTATAAGTTGTTGCTCTTACAGGTCTATTATCAATCCAATGATAAACCTGACCATCTTTACATCTTGGTTTATCCATAATCAATCCGTGGAACTTGAATCCTTTCAATCTTAACCAATCTTCCGTAATATGTCTATCTTTACTCTCTCTGGCGGTAAAGAATGTTATAATATTTCCCTCATCATACCACTTATTTAGAATTAATCTACTTTCTTCATAGTGTTGTGCAAATGGGTATAAATACCATTCTTCATTTCTTATATCCTCACATATTGTCCCATCAATGTCAATCAAATAAACTTTGTTCATTTATGGTTTTTTTCTTTTATTGTTGTAGTATTCTAATATTACTAAAAACTCTTCAGACTTTTTCAATTTTTTATTGTAAACTTCACCGATAAAATCATATGCTTGTTCTCTATTATGAATTTTAACTTTGTTATAAAACAAATAGTTTTCTTGTAATTTATCTATGAATCTATTCAAATCAAATTTGGGGACATTCATTAATAAGTTCAACAATGCAAAATAAAGATGTTTAGATTTAACATTACAAACTTTAGTCACCTTTCTAATATCATCTGCATATCGTTGAGCTCTTTCCAAATTTGGGTCGTCATAAACAACTGTCCATCGACCTTGTTCAAATTTATCCATACTAGATTCACCAGTGTTATGATTTATATTTGATTTCCCACCATGTCTATCGATACCAGACAAATCATTCTGACACATAGCTGAAAGTAAGTATATACTGAAGTCTTTATTTTTTTCAACAAAATTTTTCAATTTGATATATTCAACAAATCCATCTTCAGCATAAGAGTGTAAATAATCATTTGGTTTCCAATTAGTAAAAGTTCTATTCATAACTTTAACTGTCTTAGCCGGAATTTCTTTACGAACTATAAAATGAATCCCTTTTTTATTATTGGGGTTATTTTCATTATACTTCATTAGTGCCTTTACACGATGTTGTCCTTCACCAATTTCTAATTTTTTATCCACAATAATTGGAACAATTATACCATATTCTTCAATTGTTTTACATATCCCATCTACTTTTTTTTGAATAATCTTACGATTCGACTTTCCAAATGAAAATGTATCTAAATCTGTTGTATAATTAAGAACCCCTTCATCGTAAACCTTAGATTTTCCTCTATGGTCAATTGTATGTAAAAGTTCCTCACCTGTAATTGATAAATTTCTTTGTATTTGTTGTTCATTAAACAATATCAAAAAATTATCATTTGTTAAATTGTTGAGAATGGACATAATTTGATTCTCAGAAAGTTCTAATTCTGCCGTTGCAGTTAAATCGTGATTCATAGTTTGGAGTTTAAATTGTAATATAAAATGATTTTAAATAGTTTCACAAGTGGATTAATTACAAATGTATGAAAAATATTTTTACAACCAAAACATTTCTAAAAATTTTTATTCTTTTTTTAATAAACTTTATTCATAGTTCTTCCAAAGAGTTTCAGTTTTGGTTTTAGGTTTATGGTTACCATCAACAGTTTTTACATCAAAATGAACTTTAATAAATCCATTATCAGTCAATCTATCATATAATTCACAATCATATCCACTAATCAATATCTTAGCTTTGGAATCAATAACAGAATCGAGAAACTTAATATGTCCATCTCTATCCATATCTTCCTTATATCTCGCATTTGTTCTGGTTGATTGTTCATAAGGGGGGTCAGCATAAATGAAACAATTTGGATATTCCTTATATTTTTCAATCAACTTTATTCCATTAGTGTTTAACATAATTACTTTTGACAATCTATCGTGTAATTCAGGTAATCTATCAATTGCAGACAAAAAATCTGAAGTTGATTTACTCATCTTCCTTCTTACTATGTTGCTGATTGTAATTCCACCCACACCATTATGTGATGTTCTGTTTACATAAAAAAAGTAAAATGCTCTATCCAAAGTGGTTAAGTCACCTTTCAACTTATCTTTGAATTCCTTCCTTAAATCTTCGGAGAAATGAGTTAAATCACATTTGAACTTGAACTCATCGAATAAATCTTTATCCGACAAAACTTTATAAAGGGAATAAACATTTTGTTCTATATCATTGTAAATCTCAATTTCAGTTTCAGGTTTTTTCAATCCTATTGAGAAGGAACCACCGAATGGTTCTAAATAAATGTTAAAGTCATTTTGGTTGGGGAAGTGTTCTATAATATTGTTAAACATTGTTCCTTTTCCCCCGAAATATTTTATTGGTGTATTCATTTATTCTCTAATTGATTGATGTGGTGTTGAAGATACCATAAAGCTTTCTTTAGGTCTTCTAATTCTTTTGATTGGTCTTTCTTACCCGCCCTACTGATATACTTTACAGTATTACCCAAGGCAAATCCTAATGACCAGGCATCTATCACCTTTATCGCTTCATAAACATTATCAGCGCCTCCATAATGAGAAGGGTGATTAACACTTTCTTTCTTTTCCCAAGTTTTGATTACGGTCTCCATTTTTGATTTTCTATTTTATTTTCATTCATATTTTTTCCCATCCTTTCATAATCCTGAATAAGTTGTTCAACGATTTTATCTAAAACATCGTTTCCTTCTTCTTTTTGAGATAGGTAATGTGATAGGTGGACATCTTTCGTTTCTTTCCACCCCTTTGTGTTGGTTAGAGTTACTCTTAGTTTTAGTGATTCCATATTAGTATTTTGATTTTGACAATAAAAAAAGGTTCTAACTTTTGGTCAGAACCTTTCTCATTTAGATTTTAATTTCTTAGAATCCCAATAATACATTTGCTTGTTCTGCCCAAGTCCAATTGAGTGCAGTTTTGTTAGCACCAATTGTTCTAGTTGTAACAGAAGTAGCAAAGGTACTAGTACCATTTTTGAAAACACTACTCAATGTTACATTTGTAGGAAGTATAACTTGTAAGTTTGAGAAAGTCAAAACTCCATTAGTTAAATTATCTGTTGAACAAGTAGAATTTGTTGGATTAGATATTGATAAGTCACCTCTACCCGCAGTTGCTGGGTCAACAAAATCAAAGAAGAAAATGTTTTCGAATGTTCCTCTTGGACAAGCTCTGAAGTCACCCAATTCCGCTTCAGGACTTCCTTTGATTGAACCATTTCTTAATGTGTGTGAAGCCATTAAAGTACCTTCAGGTCCATCAATTTCTAAAGCATGGTCAGTTGCACTACCACAGATTACAATAAAGTTATTTAATGTTCCAGCCCAAGCTTGGTCTGTATCAATAGCATCATCACCTGAAAACCATACAAGAAGATTAGATACATTTACAGTTCCACCAAAGAACTCAATACCATCATCTTGATTACCAACGATTTCAATATTCTCAATTGTTGTTCCATTACCAACACCACCCAAAGTTAAACCATTAATTTCATTACCATTTCCAATGTTAGCACCTCCGTGACGAATTGAAACATATTTCATAACACCAGAGTTATCACTAACATCGTTTCCACCATATAAACCATTAGGGTCAGTAGTTGGAATGCCTTCGATTTGGATTTCATTGGCTGAAGCTGAGATTGGTGCTTTTCCTAATATAATAACACCACCCCATAATCCCTGTGTTGCGGGGTCAAGGTTTGGACTAATGAAAAGTCCAGCACCTACTTGTTCAGGTGTAATTTCATCTGCAACAGATGTGAAGATAATAGGTTTAGTTGGTGTACCAACAGCATTGATTTTACCACCTCTTGCAACTAATAAAGCTGTTGCGTTTGCTCCTGTACCTGCTTGACCTTTGATAACTGTACCTGGTTCTATTGTTAGTGTAACACCATCCAATACCGTGATTCTTCCTCCCAACTCATAAACATTGTCCGCAGTCCAAGTTGTGTTAGAACTAATGTTTGATGATATTACAACATTAGTTGTTGCTCCTTGACAAGTTCCATCAACACAAACTTGACCATTTGGACATACTGTATCAGCACAAGAATCTTTTTGTTTACAAGATTGTAAACTTGCTAATACAACGAAAAATAAAATAAAAAGTTTTTTCATAAAATTGTTTTATTGGTTTATTAACTTTTAATAATTAATTTAACACAACCAAATAATCCAATTTCCAATATTACCTTATTGCTAAGTTTTTTGACTGAAAAATAT